ACCGCGCACAACATTGCGATACCAGTGATAAGTGTCGTAATCGAAGTCAACACCCTTGATCATGCCGCTAACGCCAACCTCTTTTTGTGGCAGGCTGTTACGCACGTTGCTGAACAACACGCGGTCAGCATCGTCGAGCGTCTGCTCGATGTCTAACTGACTGCCACGAATCGGCGCGTCAATCGTGTCACCGTTAGCAACCAGCGTTGCACTACCGGCGGTTGGCGAGATTTCCACAGCGGTTTCAGCAACCTTTGTTTCCGTGCCGGCGCTGTCGCTTTCGGACAAGCCAATGCCGGCCATGTCGCACACGATTTCATCAATCCCGGCGTCAACGGTCAGCTTGGTGCATTTGCAATCGAGGAACAAGCGCTCAAAACTGCCGCCGCCATCGTCGGTATCGAGGATGATCGCTGACAAGAACTTACCGGCGCCGCTGTTGGCAATGGTGAACGTGTGGGTGTAGGCGGGGCTTGTGCCGGTGGTCGCTACACCAAAGCCAAGGCCGCGCAGCACTTCCCCGATAAAGTTAGGGCGCAGCAAAAACTTAGCGTCAAACGGCGTGGTGTAGCCCACGCGCTGTTGGGCGATTTTGACTTTCGTCGCGCGGGCGGAACCGCTCGGATGCTCAAGCTTCGGCTCGCGGGTGTCAAACTTGATGTTACCGCTGCTATCCGTGGCCAGTGCGGTTTTAAACGCAGTCGCTACGCTGCCCTTGGCGCTTTGCACACCAAGCGATATAGCAGCGGTTAAACTATTATCAGACATTTGGCTCCTTTCAAATTCAAGCGGGAGGACGGCCCGCCTAAATTGAGATTACTTTAAATTCCAGTGCAGTCACGCCGAAGTATGTGCCGGGCTGCTTCTCATTCGCCCACACTTCCAAGAGCGACCGGCCCCAGGTCACTTTCTGCACCCGTTCGCCGTCATCGGTGGACATCAAGCCGCCCAGCGCTAGACGGGTTCTGATAAACTCACGCAGGCGTCTGCGCATCTCCTGCACGTCGCGCTTGCACTGTGCTTGGCCGGTGGCTTTCAGTACGCCTACAATGCTGTAATCATAGGTGTTTTCGACCCTAGCGCTACCGCCACCATGCGGCCCCGGCGCTTGCGTTGCCGTGCTGCTGCGCACAATGACCAGCGGGTAATTGTTGGCAGCGGTTGCGCCGGTAAAATCCATGATGTCGTCAACGATGACCTGCTTGACTACCTGCGTTGTGTACGATCCATCTGCGCCAAGCTCAGTAATCAACTCGGTGCGCAGATAGTCGTCAATGTCGGCCCATAGGCTCATAGACACACCCTTGCGCGCGCCCGACCAAAGAACGCAGGGACGGCTGCGGCTTGGTCATCGGTCGGCGGTTGGTAGCTGTAGAACTGCCCCTGCCAGAACGCCGCGCGCTCTTGAAAGAACTTGCGCTGGTCGTTGGTTTGGCTGATCGTGGCGTCACCGGCTCCACTGTGAACGGTCTTACTGGCAAACTCATTTGCCATGCGTAAGCAGATGTGGTCATACGCCCGCCAGTAGACATACGCTAAGACCGCGGCGTCTTGGTAGGTGCTGACTATGTTCAAGGCGGTGATTTCGTCACTCGCCTTGGTTAGCCAGCCGCTTACCAGGTCGTCAAGGTTGTTGTTGGGAAACAACTCCGCAAACAATTCGCCTTCGGGCTGTACGCAGCTTGCAGATGTGACCGTGATTGACATTAGGCTTTGGCCTTCTTGGTCTTCGGCGCAGGCGTTTCTTCGGTCGGTGCATCTTCCGGCGTTTCTTCGGTTGCAGGCGTTTCTTCGGTCGGTGCATCTTCCACCAACACCAGCGCGCCACTCGCCAAGCGCTGTTGAACTTGCGCAGTGTTTGCGACTTGGAACACTTGTTCACCCCAAACAAAAACCTCTTGGTCAGGGTGGTCTGCGTGACGTTCCCACAGGGCGCAGCGTTTCGGGTCGGCGGCTTTGACTAAAATTAGTTCGGCCATAAGAACCTCTTAGGCGTTCACAACGAGTACGTGAGCCGCATTCTTATCCAGGATCGCAAAGCCCTCATTTTGTGAGAATACAATCTCCTGGACTTGATTTGTAACGTAACGCTCCATCTCTGCGATCTCTGAGCCGGTTTCGATCACGTGCTCCAAACAGCGTGTGCGGTCAAAACCAACGATTTGGTTAGATGGCGCATCGGCGGTCCAGCCATAGCGTACACCGTCGCTGAACTGGTTGATAGGTGTCAGTTCTTTACCTAAACCACCTTGCGCGCCCGCCACGGTCAGCGGAACGTTGGCCGTGCCGGAGTTAAGTAAAGCAACCTGCAAAGCAATCGCCTTTTGCATAAGGGCGGTCGTACACATATAGGGTTGGTCAAACTGCTGTTTGAAGGATTGCCAGCCTTTAAACGTCATCGTACCGGCGGACGCACCGCTATCTAATGTAGTTAAATTGTGTGTGGTCGCGGCGTTATTGTTGCCGTCGCCATTCACAATCACGTCAAGCCCTGCCGCAACCTTGTCGATTTCAGCCTGAATCGCCAACCAAGTAATCCAAATGGCGAATTTGTCAACACGCACACGGCGCATTTGTTCGTAAGTGGCCCGCAATCCGCGTCCGAACTTGTACAATCGAATCGTGTTTTGGCTTGAACCAATGGTGGCAATCGGAATCTCGGAACCTTCACCAACCCGATACTGGCGCACGTTGGCAGCGCTATAGGTCAAACAAACCGAGCGGTACGCATCGGTGTCAATTGGCGTGGTCATCGCTACCAATTCACTGAGCGGGATCGGCGCAACGACTTGCTGACTGTAGCGCGGCGTCTGGGCGTCGAACCACGGACGTTCCCAAGAACCGATGATAGAATCTTCACTCAAGAGCGTAGCGCGGTATTGCGCGATAGCATCTTTGCGTTGCTCTAAACCCAACGTTGCAGCCTTGCGCCATTGCCGCATACCCAGTTCCATGAGCAACACTTTATCAGCGGTGCTACGCATAAAATTGCCTAGCTCACTGGCGTAGTAACCGGCGCTTAGGTCGGTCTTGGTGATTAGGCCGCGCTCTTTCAGTAAGCGCTCGAACGCATCTAAGCCGGATTTATCGGATGGGGGGGTTGGAGATAATTCCTCAAGCACGCGGCTCATGGTCGGCTTCTGTGTAAAGCCAGCGTCTTTCATGCGCTGCGCCACGTCTTTGTACACATCATAGGGATTCGGGCGTTGCAAAAGGTCAAACAGTTCCCGTGTCCCGTAGGTTTGATTACTCACTATCTTGGCTCCTTTCAACTAATCAACGGACGGGTTGATTAGACAAATTACATCAACACTTTGACGGCGGTCGTTGTGCCAGCGTCAAGGATTGCCCCGCGAGCTTTGCCAAGCTCGGCGGCGGTGCCGGTGGCAACCTCGCGGATATAACCAGGGGCGCTCGATCCGTTCAGGGCGCCGACAATCTTTTTGCCGAGTGTCAGGCTTGCGCCGTTGCCGGCGGGCAGCACCAACACATCACCCACTTGGACGGTAGCGGTGTTATCGGCAAAGACCTGGATTAACTTGCCGATAACGGCGTCACCGTCAGCGGCCAGCGCCACCGTTTTGGCGGCGCTCATTTTGACGGCAAGGCCAACGCTGGCACTGCCGTTGACTTGCGAAGAACTGTAGGTAATCGTGCTGTTGTCAATGAGGAAGGTATAAGCCTCAAATTCCCCCACATCATCCAACACGACTGTAGCTCGTGGATCAGACACAGTTAGCTCCTTTACAAAGAAAAATTAGACCAAACAGCGGACGGGCTGCTTAGTTGTTCGTATATGACCGTTCAATATTGAGCAAGCGCAGGTGTCACTGCTAAGGCAAAAATAAGTAAGGCGGTCGATAAGCGTAGCGACAGAATGCGTTTCATGGTTGCTCCTACTTGGTCTTGAAAGCGGTGTCAGGAACGCCAGCGCTGCGCTTTTCTTCCTTACCCGGCGCTTGGCTGTTGTCAACGGTTGCACGTCCGCCCTTGAAGCGCTCATTGCCTAGTGTCAGCCAATCGGATTTCATCTGCTTGATGACATCCAGCGACACAGAGCGCAAAAGCTTCTCGTAAGTGTCCTTGGCGAACTTGTCACCATAGGCGCGCACGCCTTCACCCAACGCTTCGGCAATCAAGTCCGTGCGATACTGCGCGCCGTCCTTGGCTTGTGGCTCAAGCTCGGCCAACTTTGTGCGCAAGGCGTCGGCTTCTTGCGTCGCCACTTCGTTTTGGCTAGTCAACCGGTCGCGTTCCGCTTTAAGCGCTGCGACGGTTGCCAACACATCGCCATCGGCGGCTAAGGTCAGCACTTCGCGCAATTGATTAAAGATTTTTTCTAAATCCATTGCTTTGGATTTCCTTTCTCCCAGGTCAACACCGGGGAAACTACGTTTTGTTGCAAAACTCATGCGGTAGCGGGCTTCGAGCATCCGCACCGCATCCGGTTTCAATTCGCCCGCCTCGATCATGCGGGTTGCTTTGAGGATAGTTGCATCCGGTGTTGCACCGTCAAAGACCGCAGACACCTCGCACAGCCGCGCATTGTCTACGCTCACGGTTGCGGTCACTTGCCCGCCGCCTTGAATGTCGTATTTCATACCGGCGACATGCGGACAATCCCAACTGCGGTAATCCATGCGGCAAATATCACAAAAATGACTGCCCCCGGCGAATCCCACGGAAACGTCACTGAGTAAGCCGGTCTTAATACCCGTAATAAAGTCGTCTGTGGTCACACCGTTTAGGTTCAGCCCCGGCATGGTGTAGAAGTCAGCAACCACACGGTCTTGCTCGTACACGCCGCGCAGCGAACGGCCTAGCGGTAATTCGTTGTGTCTGTGGCTATTGAGAAAACTCACGCCGTTGCTGGCATCGTTAGCAAAGTTGGTTAGCGTGGAAGGCAGCATATGGGTGAAATAGCTGTCCACGTTGCCATTGCTGATCTCTGCGCTCCAAAAAAAGGGCGTCATGTTATCGAGCATGGCCGGATCGTGCATCTTGCCCTTGAGCATATCCATCATCGCCGCCATGTCACGCACGGCAACCACTTTGGCGTGATAGGGATAAATCAATTCGTCAGTCATCGTTCACCGTTTTAGGACAAATAAAAAAGCGCACTCTGCTACGAAAAATGTAGCAGAGTGCGCTTTAGATAGATAGCTGTCTATATGGTTAGGTTAACCGAATGGTTAGGTTTTTGCTTTGGTCAGATTCAACACCAACTCAGCGCGATTAGCCGCGTTGAGCTTCTTGTACGCATTTTCTAAATGAAACTTAGCCGTAGCCGGTTTTATTTCGCCCACACGCTGACTAATCCCCTTAATCGTTAAGCGAGGATTCTCTATGACAACTCGGCAAATCTGTTGTTCGCGTGGCGTTAGTTTGCTCATAAGCGCCTCAAAACTTTGACTCATCTACAACAATAGATTCGATCACAATATCATCTAGTCGCCAAAACGGGTCGTCTTTGTGAAGCTCGATAAATTTATCAATGAATTCATCTGCGAGTTCTACACTACTCCATGCAGATAAAATGATGCGCAATCCATCTTGGTCCAAACAAGTGACAATATGGATATACTTGCGTCCACTCATAACGGCTTCGTTTCCCGTGGGTCGGCGGTGTGGGCTTGGCGCGGGTCGGACTTGACAACATCCATTATTTGCCAGGTATGCCCACAAGCTTTACACCGATGTTCGCGCCCATGTTCAGTGTCTTGCGTCGCAACATCGGTGTATGTCACCCATTTGGCTAGTTCAGTCTTCGAGCTTGCGCATTTCGGGCATACAATTTTGGTTATCGTTGGTTTTATGCTCACGGTCCACCCCTCCAAATGTTCACTGGCATTTGCCAGCCTTGCGTTACTGGCCGGTACGCGCACCTACACCCCGTATGAATAGGCAGAAGCAAATCCGGCGGGATGTTGTTCACCGGCATTCGCCGCCCATGCAACGGTGCGCAGCGTTGACATACGGCTGAATCTTCACGCGTGACAAACTCCTGCTCTTCCACCCCGTTGCGGTCGAACGTCCAGCTTAACCCGTTGCCCACCATGCGGGTTAGCTCGGTGATGGCAATCATGCCGCTGCGATAGAGTGACCAACCGGCAATCAAATTGCCCAGTGCGGTCAGTGGGCTAGCCGTGGTGAGCGCCTGCGGAATTGCCTGCGTCAAGTGGCTAATCGTCGTGTTGACCAGACTCATGTTGGCATTTGGGTTGGCGCTGGTGAGCATCTGCGCATGGCTGTTCAGTTGCGCCAAGTAGCCTTGGTTGGTCAGCGTGAAATGGCCAGGAGCGCCCAACAGGTTTAGCCCCATGTTGCCGCCGACGTTGACACCCCTGACCTGATAGCGCAACAGCAAGGCCAAGAGCGCCGCCACTGCCACGTCACGGTCATAGTCATGGCGGAGCCGGTCCTCTAACTCGGCCTCGTCCGTTGGCAAGCCTTCCAGTCCATTGCGCAGCGGATACCAGTAGAGATCCTGCAAGCATGGCTCTAGCTCGGTTTGCCATTGCGCTTCGAGCGCCAACTCCTCTGGCGTGACCTCGTTGTTGGCACGCGTGGCCAGTAGTCCAGCATAGGCACGATCTAGGCGGGATAGACTGCGATAGAGCGCGGTGTCTACAGGATTAATCATTCCGTTCAAAGCGAATCAACTCCCCATCTTCAAACACAGAACGAATTCGGCCAAAGCCTTGTCGGTTAACACCAAATAGACCGTTGATGATGCCGAACATGCCCACATAATTACCATTAGGTATTGCTACAACCTGTACGGTCGGGTGCTCTGCCAAAGCTTCATTGCATGGCACACGATTATTCAACAATGCATCAATGGCCGTTTTATCGATAGTGACAAGTTCATTTAGGAATGCAATCACATCGTCTATGGATACTTGTTCGCGCATCATTACGCCTTTTTAAATAGCATGTTTTTGATTCGCTCATCACCAATCAATTCGGGATCGTCTTCTTCGTCCCAACGCCAAGTAAGCCCACATTCACCAGCGTACAAGTAGACTCTATGCGGAATGGTTTCGTTCTTGTCGTTTTTGTCCCAAAACACAAAGTACCAACCGTTTTGGGTTGGAGGTGCGGAAGAATAGCCTATAACTTCACGCGCCTTAATGGTATCCATTATAACTCACCATCTCCATTGCTTTCGCTACCTCTGCCCGCGCCGCTACAATCTCATTTAGCCACCGTTGCGCCTCTTGTTGCTGCGAAGGTTGGCCGTCAGTGTTGCCTACGCCTGGTTGCTGATTTGGCGCTTGCGGTGCAACCGGCATCGCTTTCGTGCCTTGCGCCTTGTGGCCGGTAATCGTTTCGCTGGCTTCATCGTCGGTTATCCAGCCTTGATTTGTCTTCTGAATTTCGTTGGCAATCTTCATTTGTTCGGTTTGGGCGTCGCGCAATTCCTCTGACGCTCTGAACTCGGCAAACTCAAATTCAACATCCGCCTGAATGCCTTGCGCCTCCAAAGCCAAGGTAAACAAGCGACCTAGCATCGTCTCGGTGTAGTGCTGAATCGAGCGAATACCGGCACTGTAAATCTCGAACTGACGATTCGATTGTATATCGCCGGTCGTCTCGGTAATGCCCAGCATTAAGGGCATGGTCTTTAGGGCGCGCACGCACATGCGCTCGAGCATCGTAATGATGCTATCCAAGCCCATCAAGTTGGCGTCAGTTACACCCTCGGCACGATTGACCTCAATGTTGCTGGTATGAATATAAGCCTCTTCCGGCTTTAACTGGCGATAGACATCTTCGATGCTCTTGATAATGTCACCAACAAACTGATTGAACGCTTGTGCATTACTGGCAATCTGCGGCGCAAGCTTGACCAGCTGATCAATATCCACACTCAAATCGAGTCGTCGATAACCGATTTGCTGGATAACCCGTTTCAAATCGTGCAGCATTCCCAAGAGGAACAGTGACACAAACAGCGCAGGCGCGGCGAGCGGCCGGCCGTAAGGCTTGCCCGGCATCGGGTCGATGGGCACGTAGGCGAACGTGGGCCGGTCCAACACAACAAAGTTGTAGGCTTGCCATTGCCCTGCCTGCCACACTTGCCCCAACACCGGATCGGTCTTGCGCTGAAAGCGAATCGAGGACGGGTCAGGAATCGCCAAATCAAGCGGCATTCGGCCCCGCTCATCTAGCACCAGCTCAGCGCACAACGCGCCGCGCAGAAACGCAGCGGTGAACAGCCGCCCGATCACCACATCGAACGTACCGGCCTTGCGGTCAACCTCCATCGTCTTAATGAAGGCATCCAGTGCAGCCTTGGCGTTCTCGTCTTCGGTGTCGCCGCCCTTGCGATAGGCTTTGACCTCCCACCCAGGATTGCACATGCGCAGGAAATCCCACAGGGCGCGCGAGACTTCCGGCGACAGGTCCGCGAGGATTTCCATCAACTTGGTTGGGTCAAGCCGTTCCAAGGCTTTGCTGTCGATGGTGAGCAGTTGCCAATTCGTCTCGTAGTTGTCCGGCGGTACAAACAGCCATTGCGCTGTGGGAAATGTGCTGATGCTGTCCACGGAGGCGCGGCCTCCCGGCAATGTCATGCTGACCGGCGGCAAGGGCTGGCGTCGCGCCCGGGTGAAGTAGTTGCGGATACGATCTAGGTAATTCATCTCGGATTCCATCCTTGGGCTTTGCCCTGGACAAATGGCACGATAGGGACAGAGAACAAATAATCAGGCGCTACACACAAGCAAAACCCGTCACCATCATCAGGAGATCGCCCGAATCTATCCCTGAAAATCTCCTTGTCGGTCAAGCGCCGCACCGAAACACCTTTGCGATTCACCCATTCAAAGGACCGTTCGCACAAGTCTTCCTCTAACTCATCAGGCACTCTTTGTAGTGCCAGTCCTTTGATGCTTTCGGCTGACTCGGCGTACATTTCGGTGATTAGGTTGTCATACGCGTCCGGCTTGGTTGGGACAGCGTTAAATTGCACTTCCATGACCTGAAATTCAGTAAAGGTTTCGCGTAATTCCATGTCCACACGCATCTGATCAACCACACCACCACCGAAGCCACCGCCACCATCGATCCGCACATGCAAGCCTTTG